AATATGAAAAAGATAGGGGGTTTAGATGAGTAAATCAAGATGGAAAGAGATATGTGACTTATTGGGTGTAACTTTGCCAGTGGAGAAAGATCCTTTGGAAGGAATCAATATTCAGGCAGAGTATGACCTTATTTTTCAGAAAAAGAGCACGCTTTCTGCAAATCAAAGAGATGCAGTTGAATATCGCATGGCAAAAATTACAGAAAAAATCAGACAACAGGCTCAGGCCGACAAAATACCTGAAGAGAATTTAATAGCTTACATAGCAGAAAAAATAGAGGAGACCATTAAAAATGGCAAAAAATCAGAAATTTGTAATTAAGACTTTTAAGCGTTCTGAGGTTAATCTAGCCGATTACAATCCTCGTCAAATCAAAAACAAGAATAAAGCTAACCTGAGTAAAGCCCTGAAAAAGCATGGATTGGTTACTCCTCTCGTTTTGAACCTCACTACAATGAATTTATGCGGAGGCCATCAGAGAATTCAGGAGATGGATATTCTTGAGGATTACCCCAAAAATGACTATGAGCTTGATTTTTCGTGCATCGAAGTGGATGAGTATGAGGAAAAAGCAATAAATCTCATGCTCAATAATAAAAACCTTCAGGGTGATTTTAGTGGAGAGCTCCTTAACGCTCTTTCAATGGATGGTTTCGACCTCTCCAAAGATGGATTCTTTCCCGATATTGAGCTCAAGGTAGACTTTGGTATCATTTCAAAGCAGGAACGAGAACAACAAACCGTTGAAGAGAAAGAAATCGATTTAGAAGCCTCTGACGGCATTAAAGAGATGGAGCAGGCCGTTGGATCAGCAAAAGAAACTAAACAGGCTGAGCGTGCAGAAATCAAGGCTGAAAAAGAATCTGGCACCCATAAATCAAATACTGTTGAAGATTATACTGTAACTCTCATCTTTAACTCAGCAATTGAGAGAAACAAAGTCATGGAGCAGTGTGGCCTCAAGAAGGAGGAAAAGCTCCTCTATTACTCTGATCTTACTAATCTTAATTAAAGGTGTTATAGGTACACTATGCAACAATCTAATCTTATTCCTTTCAATCAACGGACAGTGGAGGAGCAGAGGAAAATTCAGTCAGCAGGTGGAAAAGCCAGTGGTGAGTCCAGAAGGCGAAAAAAGCAGATTCGGGAGTTATTCAGCGATATAATCAATTCTCCATTGAGTGACATAGATAAAGAGATTTGCCGCCAAATGGACTTAGACCCCGATAAAGTCCAGAACAAAGGCACTATGGCTACTGCCGCCTGCTTCTACATGGCTACTAAACGAGGTGATACCAATGCCTTAAAGCAATTATTCGATCTTGCAGGGGAGCCTATGGGTGAATTTAATGAGGAAGAGCTTGACGGTGGAGGCGGTCGCACTGTTGTTACTATGTCCGAAAAGGTAAAAGATACTCCTGAATCTGACAATATTGTGGACGGTGAGATAGTTTAATGTGTGAAGAGGTAGATTTAGATGTATGTACATCTTGTGGTGCAGAAGTTGATGCTGATAATTTGGTTTATTGTGACAACTGCTCAGAGCTTGTGTGTCCTGATTGCGAATTTTCTAAAGATTCTTTGGTTTTATGCTATGACTGCACTGACTGATGTATGATTATATTGCTGTGAATTACTGTATATTACCGTATATTCACGGCAAAGTAAACCATAGTATATGAAAATATTGCTATTTCTCGTTAAATTAAATAAATCCTCCTTTCCGGATGTATTTTATTATATTTTTATAAAACAAACAAGAAAAGCGAGAACATAATGAAAATATCTAAAAAGCAAAACATTATTACTAATCGTGGCAATAAGTATAAGTTTTCCGAAAATACAGGCATGCTCGCAACGTGCATTGGTTGTGCATTTTTACGTAATAGTGTTAAATTTTGTACGAATGTACCATGCAGTGTATCGTGTAACAGGTTAGATGGTAAAATTGGTCACTTTGTTAAGGTGGTTAAATAATGAATATATCAGACGATCAAAACACCATAACTTTAAAGAACGGACTCAAGTTGAAATTTGTTGAAGGTAGCTCGTGTGTGCCTTGTGCATTCGGAAATTGTTCTGCTTCAATGTGTGCTGATGTTCCGTGTAGTAGTTCACAGCGTGACGATATTAAAAAAGGTCACTTTGTTAAGGCGGTTAAAAGTGAGTAAACAAACAATTCTTATTTTGGAAGGTCAAGACACAGAGGATTACGCAGACCTTGACCTGCACCTGCCAGATGAAAAATATTCCATAAAAATGTTATCTAATCTGTATGAGTATCCTGATCAGATATTAACTCTTGGACTTATTGACCCTGATTATATATTAATACAGACTACAGGAATGTATCATGAGAAGATTAAGCATTTAATAGAATTGTTTGAGCAATCTAAGTACAAGCCTAAAAACATCATTTTCGGCTCGAGAATGTCATTTGATATAATGTGTACTTTTGCCTATGAATGTATTGATAATTTTGGTACTAGAATTTACGAATCAAATGATGATATTTTGATAGAGTATGAATGGATGTATGAAAATTGCGATGTTCACCCGAATGATTTCAACGAGAAGACCGAAACAACCAAAAAAGTGAGTGAGTAATGACTGGTAGAGAAACTTGCGAAATGATAATAGATAATGATGGATGTAAGGGTAATAGGCCGTTATGCAAATCATGTCCACATGATGTCAAAAAGAGTGGGTGCGGTGGCTATACACGTTCGGTGATGCTCTCTAAACAATGGCTAGAAGATAATAAAAACCAACCAAAAGCGAGTTCATAATGATTACAAGTAAAGAGCAATTGATTAAAGAGAAAGGTACTGCAATAAAAGTTCAAAATACTGATGCGGTTTTGAGAAAGCTGAATAAGCTCGGCTATGTGTGGAATATCACTGAAGGCGATATTGAAAACGGGAGTGCAGACGGGAGCACAACGATACATATTTATGATAAGTATATATGCCATAGCTCTGATAGTTATGACATAAAAGCAGAAACATTCTTTTCATGGTTCGCCACAGAAGAAACCAAAACCAAAAGCGAGGACGTAATGTCAATTACTAAAGAAGAACTAATCAAGCGACTGGACGACAGTGTTGTTCATTGTGATAGTGTAGAATTATCAGATAAAGTTTTAAATTATTTTAGCAGTTTATTTATTAAGGTCGATATTGTGCCATTTTATTTTGGAGTCAATACTTGCTATAGTATTCATTGCGGTGATGTTGTGTTTGGCGATTTGGATGGATATAAGGTGGCAAAAAAAGAAATAGTAACTGCTAAAGAGTTCCTTTCATGGTTCGACGTGGAAAAAGAAGAGCTTGCCGCTCCTGATAAAAAGCCGCTCAATAAGCGTGAGCAGATATTAAAGAATAAAGATGATATTGAAAAATGGTATGATAATGCCACAACGTGCTTTGATAAAGGTAATCAAATTGCAAAGTATAGTAAACAACTTGGTTACGATGTTAAAGAGGAAATGACTCCTGAGGAGGCCTTAAAGGTTGCTAACTGGATTATTAACCTTGAGAAGGTGGTGAAGTAATGGCACGGACAGTATTAACTCGTAAAGATTTACAAATGAAGAGATGTAGCACAACATTTCAAAAAGATATAGTGGCTATTGATATTTTTGAAAAGATAAAAGCCTCTGGTGGTTGGCCTGATGAATATAATCATATTGGATATGAGCACACAGATGAAAGAAATTGCTTCTTTTCTAAAAGAGAAATGCGTGATGGTATGCATACCTCAGTATTCAGCAAGGATGAATATTACTGGCACTGTCTGTCTGAAGACTTTAAGGCTACAAAGATAAAAAAAGCTGTTGTAAAATTCGCAAACTCAATGATGAATCTTGCGTATTCACACGGAGATGAGTAATGGATAAGTATCTATTCAGAGTATCACTAGACTTTAGTGAGTGCTACAATATGCCTGCGTGTACTATGCCAGTGTATGTTGTTTCTACAGATAAAGAAAACGCTCGCACGTATGCTGAAAAGCACTTAAGGCAAGGCGTAAAAGTTAAATCCGTTTCTAAGCTAGGAAGGCAGTTAGGAAATCATTTTTTCAGAGGTAAGTAATGAGTAGAGGCAAAGCAGGAAAGCGCAACAGGAAAAAAGTAATCTATCGCCTACAGGAGCTTAATAGCTTAGATCCAAAGTATTACGGCACTTTGTGCGATAAGGTAGTAGAGTACAATACAAGCCGTGCACAGGCTAAGTTTAAAACTCCTCTATGGATTTCAATAGAGAATGAAGACCTGTTACCAGATAACTTTAAAGAAGTAGAGTTCCTAAGTGAAAACGGTTGGTTAACTGTAATAGGCTCTATAGACGGTTATTATGAAATATGGGATGATGCAGGTAATTGTATAACAGACGTTGTGACTCATTGGAGACATGTTCAGGAGGTAGAGGGTGAGTGATTGTGATGTATCAAGAATGGATGATTTTATGAGTCAACCAGACAACAGAGTATTGTGTGACGTGTGCGGAGTAGAGGTGAAGGATTATAATCCTCAAATATGTTGTAGCTCATTTGATTGTGGATGTGGTGGTAGACCGCTTGAGCCACCAATATGCTCAAATGAATGTTGGGATAGTTTAATGTCTTCTAAGGAGGAGTAATGAGTGCACTATCAGAAGTATTAAATGAGTTTGCTGATAAAGCAATAGAGCAAGACTTCACCTGCAGAGATAGCATTCCTTTTAGAAATGCCAGAATGACCGGCATCATGGCAGTAGAGATTTGGGAGCTTCGTGCTAAGGTTGAGAGATTGGAGAGTAAGTCATGAGTAAGAATTTAAAAATGGCATTGGCGTGTTTCTTTGCATGCCTTTCTTTAGTGCTGATGGCGCTTGTGATAGGTGATGTGCAGGAGAATATCAAAGAATTTATCTTTATTGTAGCGGCAGTTATGTCTACTATCGTCCTAGCATTTTTTAGAAAGGATGAGGTTTAGTCATGGTAGTATCAAAAGAGCAAGTATTTAATGAGTATAGCTTGAAGTATGATTCATTAAAGCCACAGATACTTTTAGCTATGGCTACTGAGATAGCATCACTGAGGAGCGGTGTAGAGCCTGATGTAAATGTATTTTCTCCTAAGCGAGTTGACCACATGCTTAGAAGAGCAGGCCTGTATGTGTCTAGTCAGAGAATAGCATTGTTTCAATGTATTAAACAATATCCCCAACATTCCTTCCAAGAGCTACACTCAGAATTAAGAAAGGATATTCCTGCATTATCATTAACAACAGTGTACAGTACAGTTAAACTTTTTAAAAAGAATGGAATTTTATGAGAAAGTCAAAGGAGCCTAACTTCATTTACCGTGCCATGCTGAAAAAACAATTCAGTGAGCACCAACCAGATCCAGTGTATACCCCTAAAAGGAAATTCAGGAAGTAAATAGCACCTTGACAGGCTCACAAATATATTATAAATTTATTAAAAACAAAAGCGAGAACTCAATGAGTAAACCTACAAAAGAAGAGCAGGCCGAAATCCTGAGAGCTAAAACAGAATGTATTACGGACGACCCTATAAAATGGTTCGAAATGGGGTACTTTGATCAGTACGTTGGTTTATTCTCTAAAGAGTTGAAAATCTCAAACACTAGGCTTGGTGAGATTTTAGGCTGTAGCTACACATTTATTTATCACATCAGTTCATTTCAAAGAAACATGAGTATGAAGCAGTTGGTAAAATTCGCAAAGCTACTACAGATGAGCGATGCTGAAAAAATTAAATTGTATGAAAAAGTTGGAGGTGTTTAATCATGAGTAAAATTACCGAAGAACGAATGCGAGAGATAATTGAGAAATCATTTGAAAAACACACTTGTCAGCTTGATGATAACGGATATCACACAGCAGTTGATGAAGATGAATTTCCGGAAATGCTAGACGATATAGTCGGCCACCCCGAAATAAAAGGGCTGTTTGAGGGTGGTGATGAACTTCATGAATGTGATATGTGTAGAAGAGATTTTATACATGGATCAGATGAGCCTTATTCCGCTATATTCCCTAATGGTGATGATAAGATATATCTATGCTCAAAAAACTGTGTAGAAATACATCTTGGCGCTCTTGATAATACTGAATCCAGTTGTAAAGAAATTGTTGACAACTCGATAGAGCCTGAGTATGAGGTGATTGAGTATAGCTTAACTGGTTTTGGAAATTTAAGTATGAGTTGTAAAAGATACAATGGAGTGAAAGTGTGTTCTGCAACATGTACTGAGCATTGCAAAACCAACGGAAAACAAAACTTCAAAGGCCATGAGGTAGAGGGTAAATCGGTTAGGTGTGCGCATAGGTTTAATGGTGGGGGTGAGGGGTGAGTGATATTTTAAATAAGTATATTAGGGTTGCCGGTGAAAGATGGGATCAATTAAGCAATGTATGGATGTTGGTTGTTGAGCCGAAAGAAATTGGAAATATATCTGATCTGGCCCAAGATATAGAAATGAGTGAGAGAGCACATAATAGGCTCATTAGAAAATTTGTACAGTGCCACGGCTGGACTAAAAACAAAAATTACAAACCTGAGCCTATTGATGTAATTTTACAGGTAGCCGCAAAGCACCAGGGTAACTATAGAGAAAAAGCAATTAGCCTAGGTTGTGATGTGTATGTTCAAGAATCTGGTGGTTATTGCCATGCACCTGGTGACGATAGTGATTTTAGAATAATAGATGAATGCTATGGTTACGATTACCCAATAAAAGGTGAAATAGGTGATATTGTTATTGTTGAAAACGATATTTTGTGCGAATATAAGTGGCGTAATTACCTTGCGACCAGGTTCCCAGGTAAGGAAATTAGTGTATTAAATTGCTTTGACACTAGGTGTGTTGAATTCGTAAAAGAGTATATTAAAGATGCTGAATATGTCACATTTAGCACAACATTCACTAATTTTGACTGGTTTGATACCCTTAATAAGTCTGTAACGAATCAAAAAATTATAGGCTACTCACATGATTCTGAAAAATGGGGGGAGGCTGTGTCTTTATTTGATCACGAAATCGAGATAGTTAAAACTTTAAGGAGCGACCATGAATAAAGAATTGAAAGATAAGCTTATAGTTGAAACTTATAATTACATAACAAATATACTGAAAGGTATAGGTGCTGAGCTTCCGCCTCAAATGTGTAAGATTGGCGCTTATGGTTCAGCAGATTGGCATATAAAGTCTACCGCTGAAAAGATCGTTACAAACATACTCTCCCAGACTGAGAGCAAGGGAGAGGGTTGGGTGAGTGTGGATAAAGCCATTACTGGTAAGACTGTAATCGCTTGGTATAAAAATTCACTTGGAAAGAAAAGAGTTGTCAGAGCTACTTACTATGAGAAATATCATTTGCAGGTTGAAGATTGGGATGATATCGATGAAGAGTGGTGTGATTATGCTAATGGAGTACATTACATACCTGAAGGTTGGTATGAAACAAATGAGTCTGATGAGAAGTGTATTAAAATAGAATATGATGTTCTAGGATGGCAACCACTTCCAAAGGCACCACATCAAAAGGACGGTAAATAGATGGTAAGAGCTAACTTACATGTAATATGTGGTAACTGTGGTTGCAACGATGAAATGTCCTATAAGATCGAAAAAGACGGTCATGATTTCGGGGATAGAATGGAGGACGCTGTTCATATATTCTGTAAGAATTGTTGCACACTGCATGATTTGAGTGATACGGTTAAGGTTGATGAGCCAAAGGAAAAGGTAGTTGACAGTGAGTAAAATGAATAGCAACGGTTGTAATGACGAAAGATGTTCTAAAGGCTGTGTTTGTCCTTCATGCGGTAGGTCGTTAGGAAATGGTAAAGTTTGTTGTGCTATATGGCATGGCTTTAATCCACCAAAGAAATCAGGAAGAGGTAAGTAGTGAGTAAAGAGATAGATGAAGTAAAAGCCCTAATCTTGGATGAGTGCGAAAACATCACAGAGGATGAGGCTCATGTAATATCTAGAAATATTGTGTTTTGGCATGATAAGCAAATTAAAGACCTCCTGACCTCAACAGAGAGTGAACAAACTAAATGCACCGGAAAATGCACAAAGTGTAAGCTTACTGCTGATGAATGTAATGAAGAGGATTGGCCTGAGTATGATCTTAGATCAATAGATAGTGATCAAGCGAGTGGAGATTCTGTAATATGTCCTCAACAATTCCTTACGGTTGGTATAGGGTGGTGTAAAAATGAATGCGGCCGACACTTAGGTATTAAAGATGATAAAGTAATGTGCCGTAAGGGAGAATGCAATTGTTACGACTGCATTGGAGATAGAGAGGCGGAAGGGGTAGTCTTTAGAACCATGTGCACCTGCACCACCTGTGGAAATAAGCGCTGTCCTAAAGCTACAGACCATAACTTAGAGTGTTCAGGTAGTAATGAGCCTAATCAAGAGGGGAGCATTTACTAATTAGTAAATAAACCACCCTTTTTATTATAATTTTATTATATTGTAATCATATTAATTATGCGAGAATGTTATGAATCAAAAATATTTAGATAGAGTGTTGCCCTTTTTTCCTGATGCCATCATACACAACGTCAATGAAATGATTATTGAACCAAAGAAAAACATTTCGTTTCGGTTGGACAATATATTTAGCATGGTTGAATTCGATTGTAAGATGATTGAGTATCTTTCAAGAGCTTCATGTAAAGGAATGCCTCTGTATTGGGAAAGATACTTCAGGAGGGGTCTAAACTCCTATTTCAGAAAGAACTGGTCTGTAGTGGAAATGGAGCTGATATACACTCGTTTAGGTGGTGGTGTTAATCGCTCTCTATGTATGAAGTTTATAAGAGGCGGCTTTGACCTTTCATTATTGGAGCGTGCATAGATGAATAGTACACGAGTAGGATTGTCAGAGCAGGCAATAGGCCACCAACAACTTGAAGCGGTTAAGATTGCTAAAGGCTTTGATGTGAAGGAAGATCTTGAGTGGTTGCGTAATTCATTGCTTCATAGGAAGATGATTGCTGATCAATCAGAAAAACTGACAGGACAAGCTTTGGTCAATGCTACAAACGTATTTAACCACACTAACAAGCTGATAGCAAGAGCCTTAGGCCTTGAGTACCTTATCAATCAGGACATATAGATATGAGCGCACATTTTATGAAAATGGTTTGTCCTCGTATTTTAAATGCTGAGTGCATGAAAAAGTTTGTTGAGTTGCACCCTGAAAAAGTAGTTCCAAAGTTCGATTGTTGCTTTGAAGATTTCTCAATCAACGTAAAGATAGATCGAGAAATTTTCGATAAAGATGAGTTTGAAATGATATTGACTGAGCACCTAACAAAGAAGTTTGCACGGTATAAGATGCTATCAGATGAGGCTTTTGATCAATTTAATAGGAGGGTATAGAGATATGAGTTACGAAATTCAGGGTGATGCCATAAGGCCATTAAACGAAATCAAAGTAGGTAAGACTGAAATTATTATTAATGTGTATAGGTTTGAAGCTACAGTTTTACTTACTGAGAGAAGAGAGACTAGAGTGATTAATCATCTCCCTACTGAAGTAATAGTTAAATATATTGATGTCACTATTGATGAAGCCATTGCCGTTAAAATAAGAGATGAGCTTAATTATTTGTGTGTGAAATTCAAGCATAATAATATGGAGTATTTCGGAGAGCTTGAATATTCTTCTCATGACGTATTGTATGCGTTCTCAAATAATAATTTTATAATCCCATTTAAATTGACCTTTGTTAATCCTTATGAGGAAATTGAATTAATTAAATTTCTAGTTGTAGCAGATAACGGAGCAAGCAAAACCTATAGGCATGCTACAGTGATAGAATGCGAACGATCGGAGATACGCAATAAGGCTTTTGAGTTCTCAGAGTCTCACGTCAAACATATTAACGGTAGAGGCCTGTCTATGGATTACGAAAAGATCGTAACCACAGTGCAGGAGACAGGCCTCTATAAGGTGCTGAGTGATAAAGGGGTTAAAATGTTGAGTGATGGGGGATTCATTGAATAATATAGATTGGATTGAAGAAGCTGAAAGTAAAATGATAGATGGCATGGTGGAAGGTCTCACTAAACATATTAACAATGAGGTTATGCTCAGTTACAGAGCGACTTTAAATGATAAAAATCCTTCTGTTATAGAAAATGTTGAGCTTGACAGAGTAACACCTTTGAGCGGTGGTAGATCTTCTCATGTTACACAAGATATGTTAAATGAATTGCACAAACTTATAATAGAAGATAATACCCCGATTAGGCGCATTGTTGTAATGGATAGAGTCGGCCAAAGCTTTGAACTATTAAATCAAATTAAAGGAGCAGGCAGAACTATTGTAATGCCTTTGCATAGTTATTTACAGCTACGCAGAGAGGCAGGGGAAGGTGATTCTGTTGATGATGTATTCGACTCTTTTAATGGCGCTAGAATGCCTGTGAATAGAATAGGCGATGAACTGCGATCAATTCCTCTTGAATGCATTAAATATGATGAACCCGTATATTTTGAGAAAGAAAGCAAGCCTAAGTACACTGCAGGTGGAAGATTAAAAAGGAGAAAGTTTTGAAAAGTTTTAAATCACATATAATTTGTATGGTATTGATAGCTGTTACAGGTGTTGTTTGCTCATGCATTAAAGTTGAAAAAAATAGCGATAGCGGAAGGCCTGAGAGTAGATCTTATGAGGTCTATTGCAATGGTCGTGAAAAAATAGAGTTTAAATATTGCAGAGTACAATCAAGCCAGCTACTTATATGTAGCAATAGAGAAGACAACGATATAGACTTGTGGTGCAGTGTGAGTTTTGTAGTAGATATTAAGCATTTAAAAGGATTTTAAATCATGATTAAGATTTTCACAGAAGAAGGAATATTTTGGGGTCTCCAAATAAATGACAATTGGCCTGAGCTAAAAGCGTTTGTAAAAGCCAAAGGCAGAGAGTCACTGTCTGACTTGTCAAAAAATGACGATGATAAATTATACTTCTCACTTGCTATGAGTAATCGTGATGCCGAGGAGGAGTACCCCGAAAATGGACAATACTATGTTGCTCATCCTGATCATCATTTGGTGCTTTATACAAGAGGTGAGTTTATAGCCAAGTTTAAGGTGATTGAGCACGTTAACTTTGATCCTGAGGAGTTCTCACTAACTATTGAAGAAATAAAGCTTGATGAGGTTAAAAAGGACAATAAACTGATAGGTACGTGCGCTTATTGCGGAGAGAATGTATTTGAATCAGATGATTACTTTGACCCTTCTTTCTCAATAGATCCAGTTGACGATTCAAAAGAGGCAAAAGAGGCTGTAAAATGTCTCGAAGCGTACAATGTGAGAGTCCCTTCAAAAGCAAATCACGTTAAATGTAGAGATAGATTTATTGAAAGCTATATCCATGTAGAAAGAATGATTAGTAAAAAAATATTGACACTTTAATATAATTATTATAATTTTATTAAACAATAAGAATTTGCATTGTGCGAAAAGAACCTGCGCTGTGAACGAGATTAATCACCTCGGGTGTGGGAGCGGTTGATTACCATCAATGTAATTGTATGCGGTGTAGCTCAGTTGGTAGAGCGTGTGCGTATAGTTGGCTGAAAGGTCGAAGGCACAAGGTCGGGGGTTCAAGTCCCTCCACTGCATTTATTTTAAAAAGGAATATATAATGTCAGAACAAAAAGTAAAGCCTGTTGCAGGATTCATAAGAGTAACAGGTAAAAAAAGAGGCAATATATATAAACTATCTGTTGATAATATATCAGGATTTATATATTACGATGATTGCACTGAAATTTATAGCAAGTCAAACAGCGAAAGTATTGTAACTGTCAAAGAGTTAGAGACTGAAATAGATGAAAAGCTAATTGAATCTTTTAATACTACTATAGATTACTCTCTTATGTTGCCTGCTGTAAAGACTCATACGGTTGAGTGTCATAATTGCAATAGCGTTGGATGGGTTGAATTGTTTGATAGCGCGCACGCAAGAGTTGAGGCGTGCAGTGAGTGTAATAGCGAAGGTTCACTGCCTTACACCATTAAGGCTGAATAAAAAAAAGAGTGCTCTTAATTAAGTAGGTAAAAGCGATTCATGTACACCTCTAAGCTATGTGCACCAGACATGAGGGAACCGATATCAGACGTGGTATCACCTGCTTTTTAACTTTAACAAAAGGAAACGAAACAATGAAAGTCAAAGATTTAAAAGAAGAATGTGGATCTGGTAAAGGTATGGACGTTCATCTTGACAACGATACAACAACAGTCTATAAAAATGGAGTTGAAGTATTCAAAGGAAACGGGTATAGCGATATGAAAGATTTATGGCAGGCATTGTTTCCAGACGCAGAAGTAGATTGGGTTTAAATAATAAAAGGAATAGTATGAAATACAGAAAGAAACCAGTAGTAGTTGAGGCAGTTCAGTATACAGGTAAAAATCAGGATGAAATTATTGCTTTTACAAATGGCAACGCTGTCATGGCTGAGGTTGGCCTCATACAAAAAGCAATGACCATAAAAACTTCAGGCCAAAGATGTATTGTTTATGAAGGTGACTTTGTAGCTAAAGGAGCTGAAGGAAAATTAGAAGTATGGCCTCCTAACGCTTTCGGGTGTGCTCACGATAAAGAGCCTGAAGATAAGCCTCACTTCGAGCAGTTGGATGATATAGATAATATTATCAAGGAAGGTGAACAGAGCCAAGTTACAAAGAAAGTAATTGATCCAATGGTACTACGATCTGAAGGTTATTTGCAAGAAGCGAACAGAAGATTTTTTCACCCTCTTGGTTTGTGTCTATGTGTTTCTATTGATGATGAAGGTGTGTATAGGCAGGTTAACCTTGAAGTGCTTGATGCTCGAAAAGACCCTGAAGGTTATTATTTTGATTTCAAAAATAGAGATTCTGAATATCTTCAAGATTCAATAACAAAAATGAACAACGTTGCTGATTGTGAAGATTCCAAAAGACAAAACCGTCTTAACTTATTCGGTTCAAAAATAGAGAACATACCACTCTTTAAATAACAGTAAACCAAAAAGGAAAAATATGGTACGTGAATTAAGTAAATATGTAAATGTAAGCAATGATAAATTTGTTGACGCTTGCCCAATGTCAAAAGAACAGTTTGCAAGATACAAGGATTTACCGCAAAAGGTTGGTGAGGTTGACAATTCGGCAGGATTCCATTGTGTTCATGGTGACGGTAAAGATGAATGGATTGGCGTTAACTCTTTTGAAGAGCTTTATTCTCCTCTACAAAATTGCCACATTAAGACAACATCTTTAAACTTTGGAACAGCTTTCGAGTTGGCTAAAAAAGGCTTATCAATGCGATTGCCTGCATGGTCTCCTGACGTGCTGATTAGAGTTCAGTTTCCCGATGATGGCAGTAAAATGACTGCTCCTTACCTATACGTGGCTAGTAGATTCGGTATGGTTCCTTGGAAAGAGACTAACATTGAGTTATTTTCAGAAGAGTGGGAGATTGTATAAATGCAGATTAACGACAAAGTAACATATAAAGGTAAAGACTACGTTGTCTACAATGAAGTAGGTGAAGACAAAAAGACGTGGCTCTTGGCTCCTACGCCTGATTCAAATGAGACTGATTTTATTGAGGTTGGTAAGGTTGAGTTAGAAAGCTATCTATTTGAAGAGGCGGCACGGCCTTTAATGAAATACATGTGTGATCATCACCACCCACATGTAAGCGTGATTGTAACACCTGTCTCTGCTGAATTATTAGAAGGCATGAGATCAACAGGTAAGATAATGGATTACGTTAGAGATTAATAAAATTGGTTGCACTGTGACGGAATATCTATCTATTAGGCAGACGTTGAAAGTCGAAAGGCAAAGCTAGACGCAGATGATAGTAGCGGAGGACTAGCGTAAATGTGGGTTCAAACCCCACCAGTGCATTTTTAAACAAGCGAGGACAAGTGAATAAGAAAGAGTTTGAAGAAACGGCAATAGTAAAAGGCATGAAGATAAGTTGTGAAAATCAGAATGGTTTCATACGTGCTCTTTGTGAGGAGTTATTGCCTGATGAAGAGATAAAGCATGCTCATGTAGAATATGAGATAGCGTCAATATGTTACCCTGATAGATGCTTTATGATAGAAAATCATGGTGGTGTTTACTTTGAAAATTGTGAGTTCGTAAAGGATGATGCATACTATAAGTTTAATGGTGATCCATGGCCTAGACCGTTATCTAGCAATGTAAAAGTTATAAACCAGAGTATAAAAGCAATGTCATTAGCAGATGGTTGTGCGTATGAAGCTCCTGAAGATGATCAGTTGCTTATCAATGCTGATGGTAGTAATCTCCACAAAGAAGGTGATTTTTCAAAAGCAGTTAAGCAGTTGAAAAAATTAGGTATTAATATGTTTGAAAAGGTGTGGCAATGAGTAGTAGATTCCCTGTTCTTGTATTTTGTGAAGGCAGTCAACAGTTTAGTAGTTGGTGCCATGAGAATCAAGTAAATCGTAACGATAGAGCAAAAGTAGTGTATTTGCATAGTGTAGAGCAGTTGCGTGGATCTATCAACCCACAGGTTGTTTATTTCGGTACTCCTCAGAATAGGCGTGATTATCAAGAAGTAAAAAACATGATAATTAGAAATACACGTCCAATAGATTCAAAAGAGTCAAACTACGAATTAAAAAAGCGTGAGATTTTTGAGAGAATAGAAAATGCTGTTCGTAACTTTTGTATAGAGAATAAAGCCGAGCCTAAAACATTGAAAGTAAGTAGCTTCAATTATATGCTTTTAAAAAATGTTTATCTTTCAGATTTCAATAGAGCTGTTGAAAAGAAAGATACTTTCAAAATATACGGCATGGAAATTGTATTGACTTATGGATTAACAGATGAACAAATAAAGGCGTATGAATGAAAGATTATTTAGGTGAAAGTGTTGTTGATAAATCAGAAACAGAGTATAAAGATTATACTCCTTCTGACTTTGCAGTTCTTTACATTAATATGTATGGATATATTGACGGAGAGCATCATAAGACGTGGGTACTTGATCAGGTGGCACGTATCTTAAAAGGAACTCCTGTTATTATTAAATTAGCGAAATGGAGAAACGGCCATACTGAGTACAGGCTCGATACTGGTAAGGTATCGGAAAAATATATCGAATACTGTATTGAATTAATTGGAGAGTATTTTGAAGGTAACGATCATATGGGGATTGCACCATGAGAAAAGTTAAAGTAGAAATGAGTCTTAAAGAGGCTATCATAGTTAAATACTATCTTGATAATAGAGATATGAACTCAGTTGAAATAGCGGCCTCAGAGTTAGGAACAAAAAAAGATACTGTATTTTGGGCTCTTGAGAGTCTATCTGCAAAGATTCAAAAGGAGAAAAAGTATACTCGCTCTAATCCTTTTATGAGGTTCTTGCTTGGCTTTTTAAGGGCAATTTTAATTCCTGTAATTATTATGCTTTCGATAAGCAATGTTTACCATAACTACATAGGTGAGTATTCAGGACATTGCAGAGCCGTTGATGATAAGTTTGAAGGCAGATGCAATACAGTCTTTACACAATTAACAACTTCATTAAACATTTTTGATTCTATGAGTAATATACTTAGTATGACGTATCGCTTTGAACGTGAGATTGTTATTATCCCTGAGTCATACGATGATATAACTGAGTTGTGGAGTGTTGAGTCAATATTATTAAAGTATGAGGACTAATTCCTCTTTACAAAAGATATTATAATTTTATATTAAATACTAACCAATAACCAAATCGAGGGAATATGAAAAACCTTATTATATTACTACTGCTCTCTGTAATGTCGTGCTTTGCACTGGCGATGCAGAACAGCGGTGGAAAGATAGAGGTTGGTCAATATATAAAGCTTTTGGAACAACAAGATTTCTCATCTGTTCAGGAAACAGTTGAGTATAACGTTGTTGCTCAAGACTCTATTGCCCAACACAAGACGATTAACTTTATAGCCTATAGGTATAAGCCTCTGACGATTAGCTTAAGCTTAATCTCTTATAGGATATCTATGGCTGACTCGCTATATCTAGCGCCTTTCGAGGTTGGTTGGCAATCTTAATAAATAAATCAATTTAAACTCGAAGGCCACACTTTACATAAGTGTGGCCTTTTTTATTGTAATTCGATGTTAATTCAAACAAAATTATGTAACTTATATTTATGACACCAACCTATGACCTAAAATACATACCGAAACTTGAGTTCTTGTATACCTTATTTGGGTTTGCAGGCACCGTAGATAGACCTCAAACGGATCTTACCTATGGTTATGATCATTTGATACTTAAAGGCGGTAGAGGTGGCGGTAAGTCGGAATCGGTAGCGCAGGCATTAATATTAATATCAAGAGTAGTCAGGACAAGGATTCTGTGTACTCGTGAGATTCAAAACTCAATGGCAGATTCGGTGTTTATGATGCTCACTGAATGGATCGATACTATGGGTATGCGGTCTGAGTTCCATATCACAAAAACACAGATAATAAATAAAGCTACAGGAACAGACTTCATTTTTATGGGAATGGAATACGCTGTTCGTTCTGACTCATTGAAGTCACTGAAAGGCGTTGGCCTTGTATGGTATGAGGAAGCTCAAACAGCTACTACAGCATCTCTTGAAAAGCTTGATCCGACCATACGTATTAATGGGCGTAAAATAATCTACACGATGAATCCGAGGACGGACAACGATGCCGTTCTCACTTTCTTTAAAGGTAAAAAGAAGGTTAAATGGGTTGATATCAATTATCCTGATAATCCTTTTTGTCCTGATGTACTACTCGATCAGGCCGAAGAGATGAAAGTTCTCGATTACGATCGATGGCTACATATTTGGATGGGTCAACCAATACCTGAAGATTCAAGCAGAATTATATTACCTTACTCATGGCTTACTCAGATCGTTAACCTACATGAGCGGTTGCCTGATGAGAATAAAATCGTTGAGATCGATCAGTATAAGCTCTATGGTGGGTTTGACGTTGCGGACGGTACCACTGAAGCGCATGATAAAAACGCTCTTACTACTCGCAGGAGTTCAGTTATAGAAAGCTGTGAAGAGTGGCAGATAGATCAGGTCTACAAATCAGTTAAGAGAATTAATAAAAGACATAGCGAGCTTGGGTTCAATACTCTTTATTATGATGCAACAGCCATAGGTGTTGCCGCAAAGAGTGAATTTGCACGTATCGAGGAGCAGGTAGGAAAGCTACCTTATGAGGTTTATGCCTTCCAAGGAGCTAAGAGTCCATACGGTAAGAATGTAGTCTATAGTGGTGAAGGTGTTAACAAAATCACCAATGGAGCGCAGTTTTTAAATGCTAAATCCCAAGGATGGTGGAATTTAAGACTGAGATTAGAAAATTCAATGAGATTGATTAGAGGAGAAAAAATAGACCGCAACGACTACTATTTGAGTTTTTCCCCCGAAATAGATGATTTAGATAGTATCTTTTTAGAAATGTCACAGGCTACATTTGAAGAAGACAACTCTGGTAAGATAAAAGTTGACAAAGATCCTGCGTTAAAAGAGATTGAAGTAGATGGGAAAAAGAAATTCCGCAAGAGTCCAAACAAAGCGGATTCAATAAAGTATGCGTTTGCAAGCGATCTGCATAATGGTATTCAAGCTCACAGACCAAAAGTAAAAAAGGCCGAGGTTTTTTAATGAGTATATTTGATTTTGTTTTCAAAAAAGACAAGCAGGAAGTTGTAGAAGAAAAAAGCAGTGGTAACGACTTTGGCTTAGGTCAATTCTCATCTTATGTTTTCTCACAATTTGGGTATAGCATTGGACATATATATCTGAGTCCTCAATTAGCGTATACATTTTACAATAAAATAAGTCCTCTCAAAGGAGCTATACAGAAGGTAGCTCTTGCCATAGGTGACCTACCAATGGTAATGCGTAGTGAGAGTGAGCCCGATATAATCACAAAAGATGGGAAGATAATAGAGCTCTTAAAGAATCCTTCTCCTCTCACAACTAAAAAACAATTCCTTATGCAGTCGGCAATAAGCGTAATGCTTACGAATGAACTATTCATAGTAGCTCGTGGCGGCCGCAATGCGCCTCCTGTTGAACTTGTCTTTGTGCACCCGTATAACATTCAAATTACTGAAGACGCAAACTCTATTTTTCCTGTTCAAATCTATGTCAACCTCAATGGAGACCGTAGATATTATTATCGCGAACTCTATAAAGGCCGTTACAGATACTTTGATAGATCAGGTTTAAATGAGATCTACCCGTATATTTCAGAAAGAAGCTCATCGAATGAGTCAGGATTTTTTCGCGGTATAAGTCCTCTTACTTCATTGAAAGATGAAATGATTGGGTACTCTGCCAGTGTTATATCAAACAAAGAGGCCGTAGAGAACTCAGGAAAGCCTAGCGGTGTTATCTCTCTTGATGATGATACCTTGACAGAAGAGCAGAGGAAAGATTTAAAACAGAGTATTATAGAGGCAGGATCAGGAATTCAAAACTCTGGTAATGTTTTAATGATACCTGCTAAAGTATCGGCTGTGTTTCCCCAGTGGTCACCTCGTGATATGGATTATGAAGTGATGCAGAAGAATATGAAACATAATCTTTGGAGACTGTATTCAATACCTCTTCCTATTGTTTCTGAAGACGGTCAAACCTATTCAAACTTTGCAGAGGCTCAAACTGCTTTCTATGATGAGGCAGTGAATCAGGTATGGTCTTTACTTGCTGATGCATTTGGGTGGATTCTTGAAACTCGCTTTGATATGAAAGATCAGTTTGTGAGCTATAACCAGTTTGAAGTACCTGCTCTGAGAGCCAGACAGATACAGCGAATGGCCGACATGATGAAAACAGAGGTAATAGAGCTCAACGAGATTAGATCAAGTGGTGGGTATGAAGATGTTAAAGATGGCGATAATATTTTGATAAGCTCAAACAAATCAACTCTTGACTCTGTAATAAACTCTGCAGACTATTCAGCCGCAGTAAGAACGAACCCGAACGTTCCTAAGCCAAATGCAAAAAAACCACCTAAAGAGTAATTTCCTCAGGAAATGGACAGAATTTAAAAAAGCCTCGATGCTACAGTCGAGGCGTGACTATGCTGAGTCTATCGATGTAATTAAAGATCGTCGTGAAAAAATCCTCAAGTCAAATTTTCGTAAGTGGCAGATAGATGTACTAAAAGAGTTCAACACTCAGTACGAGGATCTATCTCCTGTAATTACCTTAAGCCATGAGTTAAAGGATGATCTCGCTGTACTACTGTTAGACCACTATTGGAGGACTTCAGAGTCTTTAATACATGGTATTGACTTCGGTGAAGTGAAGCAAGTTGTTGAAATTCCTTTTGATGGTTCGAATGAAGACAATGATTATATCGATTTCCTTATACCTCAGATTCTAAGAGATATTGAGAACTCAATCAATGATCACATATCAGTACAGTCTCCAATACACTATGAGAGTATTGTCGAGACGACAGAGAAAATGGGAAATGAAGCGAAGAGTATCGCCAATAAAAGCCTAGAAGCTGTATTTTCTGTAGTATTGGGAAGGAAGCTTGCAGGTAGAGAAACCACTGTTTCGGTCACTGAAACTAACTGGATAGCAGAGAGTTCTCAAGCTATTGCACTCGAAGTCACTACACCAGTTATTGGGATTGCCGATAAAGAACAATTAAAAGAGTTGCAAAAAATTTCTCCTAATACTACATTAAAGAATACAGACATAGATGAATTATTCTTTTCTGAATCGAGTTTGGGAATTTCAAAGTTTAAAGATGAAATTTCTCACCCGATGAAAGAGTGGCTTACAATGGGTGACAAGAGAGTTCGTGAAACTCACAAGGTCATGGACGCAGTGCAGATAAAGGCTGAGTTGCCATTCAAGCTTAAAGGTGGACTAATGATGTTCCCATCTGATGCAAGTTTAGGAGTTTCATTCTTGGAAATTATTGGCTGTAGATGTATGGCAGTTTATTATTAGAGGTAATATGAGTACTAGAGTAAAAAAAGAATTAGAGCGTAAATCGGGATTAGTACCTGAAGCTGAACAGAAAATTACTCAGCACATTAAATATTCTTTCGAAGTAAAAAGCATCGAAGAAGTTAAAATCGGTGAAGATACATATTATGATGTTTCAGGTTATGCGTCAGAATTTAACAGTGAAGATACTTATGGTGACACTGTTTTGCCGGGGGCATACAAAGATACTATAGATAAAAACCCTACTGGATTCCCTGCATTTATCATGCATAAATCAAGAGAAGTTCCTGTAGGCTTATGGTATGAATTGAAAGAGGATGCAAAAGGATTATTTGTCCGTTGCAGGCTTCCGAAATCAGATACTTTTGTTTCTGGAAGACTTATACCTCAACTTAAAACAAAATCTATTGACGCTCTATCTATCGGTTGGTTTCCAGTTGAAGTAGAGTGGGATGGTGATATTCGTAAGCTCGTTAAAGTTGGCTTACGAGAAATTTCTTTTATTAATAAAGGTTATCAAGCCGATTCAGGCGCTCTCATTACCGAAATAAAAGGTAAAGACGGTCAAGATAACAATTCAACAATGTATAACGCTATGGTAGACGTTCACCGTAAAGGTGGGTCTGCTGAAGTGAAAACCGATATTTCAGATTTTTATCATGAGAAAGGTAAGATAGATCCTTTTTCTGATGAAGCAGTTATATCTATTGAAGAACTTAAGAGTCTCAGCAAATGTAATTGTGCATATGCTATAAGAGAACTTAAGCTATCTGCAAATGCTAGCAGTCATTTAGCAGGGTTGTTGGGCATTACTCCGGTGAGTGATGGTGATAGTAACCCCGATGTTAAAAAAGACGCTGAAGGCAATGAAATTCCTAAATCAAAAGATGATGAAATTGAACAGCCAAGTGCAGAAGTCAAAACTAAAAGCGCTGAGCTTTTAGCAAAAATGCAAAATCTATCACAATCACTCAAAAATGGAGAATCCTAATGGCTGAAAAAACATTAGAAGAAAACATGGAAGCAACTGTAAAAATTGCAGTTGATCTTCAATCGGAGTTTGAGTCAAAATCCGAAGGCTACGATAAGCATGTTGTAGACACAGACGTTGCTATTAAAGCAATGGAAACTAAATTTGGCGAAATGTCAGAGCAGATTCAGACTCAAACTGATGAAAAGACTGCCCTGAAAAAAGAAGTTGACGAATTAACTATGCTTGTTGCTCGTGGTATTGGTCAGGTTGGCGAAGATAAAGCTCAGGACTTCATGAGCGATCAAGTCAAAGAAGCTTTTTCTCAGGCTATGTCTGTTGAGCGTACAACTTTCAAAAAAGAAGATGCCGCAATCGTTGAGATCGTAACCGAGCAGGTTAAAGGCGCATGGGGACACAAAACTACTGAACAACAGGAAGCTCTCATAAAGTCTATTCTGTCTGAAGGTTCTGCAGTTGCAGGCGGCATGTGGTGTCCTACCCCAATTGATGCACGTATCCGTAAGAGAATGTTTGAAACATCTCCTTTGCGTTCACTTGCTGAAGTTATCAATGTAAATACTAAAGGTATGGAATTTGCACTTGATGATGAAGATTTTATCGTAAAGAAAGTTGGTGAAGTTGATGGGCGCCCAGATACAGATACTCCTGAATTTGGCAAAGTTGATATTAATGTTCATGAACAGTATGCACGTCCTAAAGCGACAAATGCTGTTATTGAAGATTCAACTTTAAATCTTGCTTCTTTTATTGCGGATAAGGCTTCTCGTAAGTTTGCTCGTGATCAGAACAAAGCTTTTATCCTTGGTGATGGTATCAAAGAAGCTCGTGGTATTCTTAACTATGCTGATGCAGACGTAGAAGTTTATGAGCGTAATAAAATCGGTACAAAACAGAGCTCAACAGCATTAACTCTTTTGGGTGACGACTTTATCGACATTCAGTCTCATTTACTTGAAGAGTATCAAGCAAATGCAGTGTGGATGATGCACCGTTTAATATGGGCTAAAACAATAAAACTTAAAGATGAAGAAGGCCGTTACCTTCTCGATCCTTTGATGCTTTTCAACGGAGCTACACCTCGTCTTTTGGGTGCTAATGTACGCATGGCAGGAGATATGCCTAAGCCTACTAGCGCAGGAGCTCTCGAAGGTGGAGTAAACTATGTTGCATATGGTGACATGCGTGAAGGCTATACAATCCTTGATCGTCTTGGTATCAATGTTATCATGGATCAAATCACTGATGTAGGGTACATCAAATGGAACTTCCGTACAAGATACGGTGGAGGTGTTACAAACTTTCAGGCATTCAAACGCCTACAAGCGAAGGGGTCTTAATAATGAGCTTAGTTAGAGATATTCAATCCAAATTACCTATTAAAGTTCTTGCAGGCATGACTATTGCCTCAGGAGCTAATGCGGCTGTTAATTCAGTCGCCATTAATACTGAAGAGTATGAGGCTATCAGTGTTGGGATTCAAACGTCTATTGCTCTCACAGCAGGAGATATTTTAACCTATAAATTTCAACAGTCCGATGATGGCTCTACAGGATGGACAGATGTACCTATTAATGGTCACCTTCCAAATCGTAAGAACCCTGAGAGAACTCTTGAGATTGCTCAGAATAGCGAACTACAACGAGTTGGGTGTTTTTCATCTGACAAATTTGTACGCCTTGTTATTGCAGGCACAGGAGAAACAGGTTTTACTCTTACTCCTATTGTTGTACTCGAAGCAATGTTAATGGAAAGCGCAGATTATTCTACTGTGAAACTTCCTAGCGATGGTTTGCCTTAACAGGAGTTGTGAAGTATGGATGTTAAATTATTAAAAACACTCCGATACTCCATTGATGGAATAAAAGCAACATCGTTCACTAAGGGCGATGTTGTTTCTATCAAAGATGATGCTGTATCGAGAAAAATGATCGATCAAGGAATTGCTACCAGTGATCTTAAGGCAGAGCTCCCAAAAGATGCTCCTCCTATTGTACCTCCTAAAGTAATGAGTGATGAAGACTTGGCTCTAATGGCTGAATTAAAAATTACTCCTGAAGAGTTTAATGAATTGAGCGAATCAGACATTGAAGAGTACAGAGATATTAGCAATGTGAGTAAGTCAAACAATCCTGTGGATCCAAACGAAAGTTTGGACGAGGATTTGGGTGATGATGAAAAAATTTCTGGCGGCTCAGAAGGCGATAAAACTAACGAAACGATCGTAACTCCTGACAAAGCAGAAACTAAAAAAGGTAACGATAAGAAATAATGAGTATCGAGGCAAATAGAACAGATATTCTTAATCACTCTCTAAAGGCTGTGTCGTTGGAGAGGGTTAAAGAACACATTAAGGTTCTTGAGGATGATGAGGATTTCCTTATCCAGACTTACATACAGTCTGCTACCTCAATGATTGAAAAGTGGACAGGATATCTCCTTATGCCTGCGGATGCCGAATCTTATTATACTGAAGGATGTGGGTGTTGCCGCAACGGATTTCTAATCTGTTTGCGGCCATTCATCTCTATTGAAATGGTTGAAGTCATGCAAGATGGCTCTTATGTTGAAGTTGATTCTGCTAATTATACAGTAAGTCAAATGACATGGGAAACAGTAGTTTGCATAAGTAGTTCAATTTCAGTAGATTCAACAGTAGATTGTGCTGTTGATCAAGTTAAAATATCTTACAAATTGGGAAAGACCACTGAAGTATCAGTTGCAGGAATAACTACAACTACCTTGGCAGGTGCATCTCCTCAATTAGCAACGGTTACCACAACGGTACCCCATTTACTAACTACCTACGATCAGGTCAGTTTAAGCGCTACAGGCGTATTGATGTATGATGGTGTTTTTACGGTTACCGTTCTTAATTCAACACAATTCACGATAGAGTATGAAGGCTCTCCTGCAGGTGATGCAGTGACAGGCCTATGTACTATCCCACAAATTCCACCTGAGCTACAATTGGCGATCATGAAAATGGTTGGCATGATGTATTCAAATAGAGGAGATTGTTCTGATGATTGCGGTAGTATTCCGTGTGTCGCTCAATCCTTAGCAAGTTCATTCCGTAGATATAATATCATGGGTGCAGGAGCTTCTAATGTCTGCTATTGCTAGTCGTGGAATACAAACAAATTGCCTTAAGATTTGTACAGGTGATTTAAATAGAAAAGTCTCTCTTGAGGTAAGAACTCTTCAAGAAGCAGGTATGGGTGAAACCAAGGCCACCATGAGGTTTGATGTAATAACTCGAATGTGGTGTAAGGTTGATGTATACAGAGACTCTAGGCGCTTCGCAGGCGTTGTAACTGATGATAGAATTACTCACATGTTTACTGCTCGTTGGACTGATAAAATTGATAAGCTCGATGGGAACGGTGAAAACTTTATTCGAATGACAAATCGAAGAAATAGTAAAAGTACTCTTTATAAGATTGAAGGCATTGCAGATCATAATGAGCAAAACAAATGGGTTGCTTTTATGTGCAGTGAAAGAGGTCTCGACGGTAACGAGGAGACAAATGCTTGATATATCTATTACCGAATCCGCGGATCTTGCAGAAAAAAAACTAAATAATGCTCTCGATACTTTTCAAACAGCAATTGTTGACGGCTCAAAGCTTGCAGGTCGTTCAGCACAGAAAAGAATAACAACAATGCTATCTACTGGACAAAGAACAGGTAGAAAGTATAGGGGGTTAAGGCACAGAAGTTCAAAACTAGGTGAAGTTCCAAGGTCACAAAGTGGACGCACCATGAGAAGCATTTATTATAAAGCAGGCAGTCCTTATCAATTCAGCGTTGGGACAACTTCTTCATATGCTGAACATTTGGCTAAACTACGCCAAATAAAAGGTGAGGATTGGATTAAGCACATTTTAAACCTTGAGAGCCAAATAACAGAAAGTTATTTAAGAGACACTGTAGCAAAGGCACTTAAATGATCACTCCCACCGAAATAGTTTTACAACTACAAGCGAACTTACCGCTATTGACTGACAGATTTCACGATTCGAGACACATCACAAGTGCTTCAGTCTCTAGCGGTATTCTTACTTTAAATCTCGAAGCAGGCCATAACATAGCTATCGGGTCAACAATCTATATCAACGAGGGTATTATTCCTAATGAGTTGATAGATTCTTATGTAACAGTAGATAACACGGTAAGATATACAACTGCAGTAGAGCATGATTTAACCGCTTATGCTGAAGAGAGACCTAATAGGAACTATCCTCAGGGAAAATCTGTAGTAATCGATGATAACGGAACAGAAAGAGAATTGAAGCTTGACCCAACATCGGCAGGAGTTCCATCGAGAACAATGTTTGAGACTGATGTTGACGTTCCAATAATTCCAATTACAGGAAATGAGTATCTTCTTGAGGATAGAGATATCGGGTTAAAAGGATTCAAAAAGGTTCTTGCGTCTAATCCAACCTCTATAACAGTTGACTTATCAGATGTTCCACCTATTCCTGATGGACAGGTATTTATTAATAACATATTGACAAATATACGGGTATCTATTGTTTCTGATCTTGAGAGAGCTGAGGAAATTTATACTTCACAATCAGAAGATAAAGCATACCTGTTTGTTATAATGCTAGATAGAGAGCCTTCCCAGAATAGAGCTAATACAGATGATTTTACATCTCTTGCAGGCAGTGGTTTAAAGATGTTGAACTTAATGCAAGACTTTAGTACCTTAGTTATTATACCTTCTGAGAATGATTTAGGCGCAGGAATAGAAAAAGATTGGGTATATACAGATCTTTTTGTTATCTTAAATAAGTGCCTTTATGGTTGGCAAGATACTGCATATAATGGAGATGGACAGGCTGTTAGCAATACCTCCTATTATGGACATTCATTTGATTGGCAGTCAAGACAGAGATTAGACTATGAAGACGGATTTATTAACAATAAAACGGTAGCGTTTAGAGATTTAGATTTCACGCAAACTGTTGGAGACAAAGGGAGCTCAGATGGAAGTATCGAATATTAAAAATTTAAATGCCGAAACTAAACTCAAGTTTAATATTGGCATGCATGGTATTCTTAAAGATCAAGTTGTGATCTATGGGGCATGCGATAAAAAATTACAGAAACTTATTCGTAGACGTTTTGCGGATAAGAACAGTGGCCTTGAGATCGTGAAAGAAGAATCAAAAGATGTAGTTGCTCCTAAAGTAGTTACACCTGAAGCAACCAACCCTGAGAGCTCTGTCGATGTGAAGAACTCCAAAACAAATAGAAGGAGCTAGCATATGTCTACAACTGGCAATCCCCAAACCACGATTCAACTGTTGGCGGCAAAACTTGCTCAAACAGTTAAAGGTCGAAATGATTTATTGTGCGGCACACTCCCTGTAGGAGCTACAGCAGTAGATGGGCAACTTTATACTGACGTTGTTAAAAAAACAAAAACAGAACTTGATAGCCTTTTCCTTATTAACTCTGATCTTCGTAATAGAATTGATCAGTTTATAGCATCGAACGGTGGCTACTCTCAGCTTGACGTTAAAGCGGTTGCAGAGAACGGTGCAGGAACAGCCGCAGTCGGTACGCTAACATTCGGTACGGGCGCAGGTACGGCTACAGAAGACGGTGATTATACAATCTCTTTGGTTGATAATAGACAGTTTTCCGCAAAAGTTTCTGTTAAAACTGGCGATACAGACCTCGCAGTTGCAACAAAGTTTGCGGCCGCATTAAGCTCACTACTTTATCCTACAATGCCTATGGCTGTTGCAGTTGACGGTGTTGATGCTTTCAAAGTTAATTTTACTTCAGTCGATAAGAGTGAAACTGGTAACAGTTACAAAATCGAATTGCTGGGAACCGTTGAAGGTGTTGGTACTCCTGTACTTGTTCAGCCTATTGGTGGATCAAACAATCCTGTAGTTGCTACATTTTTCGATAACCTTGAGAGTACACGCTTTACAGGTATTAACTGGCCTACAGCTTGGCTTGACTCGATCGATGTTATTAAAGACTTTCTTGACGACAGATTCAATGCCGCAAATACAATACTTGATGGTGTTGGATTTATTGGTAAATTGGGAGACTTCGCAACAGTTAAAGCTATTGTAGATGCTCAAAATTCTGCATCAATTGTTATCGGTGGAAACACTGTAGCAATGTTTCAGCCTGCCGATTGGACTCTTTCAAACGTCCAAGGTGTCAGATCAAGACGCATGACTCTAAATGCCCCATTGGGTGCATATGTTACGACTACTGCAGGAACTTTAGACTTGATCGGTGGTGTTTCATTGGCTTCATTGCCGTATTTTAATACTCCTCTTAATCAGCTTTCAGTTGTTGATCCTAACGCCCTATACAGCAATCAAGAACAGGGTGAGCTCGAAGAAGCTGGATTCTCAACCTATGGTGTTAATGATGCACAGAACGGAATGATCACAGGAGTGTTCGTAACAACTTACACAACTGATAATGCAGGAAACCCAAATGAATCTTTTCATTATCTCAACTATGTAGATACAGCATCTATTTGTAGAGAGTATTTCTTTGCTAATTTGAGATCACGTTTTTCTCAGTCTAGATTGACTAATGGCACTTTGGTGGCAGGTCGCTCAATTGAGAATGAACAAAGTATCAGAATGGAGTTTGCAAAACTCTATAAAGAGCTTTCACTATTGGTATTAACAGTTGCAGGAGAAGAGGCTCAGAAGTTTTTCCTTGAAAATCTTACAGTTACTATTGACCTTGCATCTCGTAGCGTAACAGCAATATATCAATTACCTATTGTTACACAGATGGGTAGAATTGATGCTGTTTCACAACTCAACTTTAACTTCAAAGAAGGAGTGTAACTCATGGGTGTTCAAATTGTTGCGAATCCATATCTCGAAATTAATAACGAGAAACAGGCCACTTATGGGAATTCAATTTCCTATAAGAAAGGCTTGCCAGATATTAATGTGTCTGCTCTTTCATCAGGTGGTGGTGGCGTTGTCACTGCTCACGGAGTAGATATATCAACAGCAATCAGTATGATTAAATTCAAACTGCCTGCAAATAAAGCAACTGATGATATACTTTCTGTGTGGAACTCAAAAGTTGGGTCTAATAACATTAAGTTCTATGAAGGAGACTTTGAGAAAACAATGTTCAATGCCTCTATGTCAGAATGTAGTGATATTGACTTGAACGCCTCTGAAGGTGGTGTTGAAGTCACTTTCAAAGGTGACCCATTATAAACAAATAAAAAGGAATGAATCGTGGAAATTAATATAAAAGCTTGTGAAATTGAATTTGAATTGGATACGTCTGTTAATATCGCTGTAGGTGGCGGTCGTGCAGATGTTGTTTCAGTTCTTTTCAAAAAACCTAATATGGTGAAAGCACCATTTTTTGAAAATCTTTGCTCTATGTTTCATAGGGCAATGACAAAAAATATTCTTATGATGCAGGAGCTAGCTACTGACGACCAGTTAGAAGAGGCTGAGGCAATAAACAATAAAAAATTAGAGGCTGAGGCAAATATACCTGCTATCAAATCTTTGGAAAATATCACTGTTGAAGATATTGAAGAAGAGGTTGAAGGTTTTTTGGGTATGCTAACGACAATGGATTTTGATTATGAAAGAGGGTATAAACTATTATTCAAAATACTTATCAGTAACGATAAGCGATATACTCCTTGCTTAATTGGTGGTCAAAAAGCAACTGAGCAAATACTCGAACAATTGGATTATCAGGACGCTAAACGAATGTTGGTTACCTATATTTCTTTTTTCGGAAAGCCTGCGAAGTCAGGCACGCCGAAAGACTCAGAACTGCACTCAGGATCGGATGTTCAAGTCACGGATGTGTCGGATTAAAAGAAGCTTACGATATGGGTTACTATGAAACTAATATCGTATTGCAGGAATTGCATGAAATAAATAAAACACCAAAAGGGTAAAATGTAATGGCAACTAACCTCGATTATGTATACAGGTTAAAAGATCAGTATTCTCGAAAGTTGGCTACCATTACAAAGAAGCAGGTAGCATTTACTGAGCAGTACAAAAAAAGTATGGGCAAAGTAAATGCAACTGCTGTTGCTCATCAAAGAATACTCAAAAAAAATAATCAGTACTATAAAAATTCTAAGCATACAATAGATAGAGTTTCGAAGTCTCTCGAACGTATGACTATGCATCAAAAATCTTATGCTAAGATCGCTACTGATAACATCAGAAAACTTAATGATAACATGCGGATGCATGATAAATTAAATAATAAAAGAGCTAGTAAGGGCAAAGGCCAAGGCCAACAAATGGGGCTCAGTGGTGTTGTAGGTGGTGCAGGAGCAGGAATGTTCCTGAAGTCTGCGTTCGATACCTCTGTTAAGTTCGAAGGTCAACTGAATGCAATAATTGCATTGAATAGTACCTTTGATAGAGACTTGATGAAGTCAAAGGCATTGCAGTGGGGTGCTACAACACAGCATTCAGCTTTAGCAGTTGCCACAGCTATGCGTTCTGCTACTCAAATGGGTATGAAGCAAAAAGATGTTATAGCGGCAATGCCGGGGGTTATGGCTCTTGCGGCCGCAGGGCAAATGGATTTAAATAGCGCGATGATGTTGTCGAGCGCTGTACTTGCACAGTACACTTTGAAACAGAGTAAAAGTTTAAACGTTGCCAATATGCTTGCGGTGGCCGCTAACAGATCTAAAAACTCAGTTACTGGTATTGGAGCCGCATTAAGAAATGTGGGTGCACAGGCGTCTCAGGCCGATCTATCAGTTAAACAAACTCTTATTGGCCTAATGGCTATGGCTGAAACAGGCATTAAGGATGAAGCGGCAGGTACTTACTTTACTCGAATGCTCGTTAACCTGAAGATCGGTGGTAAAAAAATAAAGAAAGCTTTTGGTACCTTCCTTCAAGGAACTGGTAAACAAATGGGTGACTTTGTTGATATGGATTCACGACAGTTCAAAAACTTTGAAGGATTCATGGATATACTGAGAGAGAGCGGTAAAGCAAAAGTGGGTACTTTTGCGACTGCTTTCGGTATTCAAGGTATGAAAGCGATTACTGCATTAAGTAAAGTCGGCAAAGAAAAACTTACAGAATTCAGAAGACAAATGGATATTACTGACGGTAAAGCTATGGAAATGGCAACGGGTTTAATGAAGGGGTTGCCCGGGGGATTAATCCTTTTTCAGAGTGCTCTTGAGACTACAAAGCTTGTAATGATGGATAGTTTCGTATCTCCTTTATCTATTATTCTAAGAGGTATGGCAACATTTTTAGCTTTCCTATCAGGTAGTGCTCCGTGGTTACTGGCGTTCATCGGTGGTTCATTAGGTATACTAACAGCGATTACCGCTTTAGGTATAGCATCTTGGGTTACTATTGGTGCGTTGACAAATTTAAAAATAGCGTTTATGTTCCTTACAAAAGAAACATGGCGCAGTACTGTTGCTACAAAAGCAAAAGTTGTTTGGGATAAAATAGGTTTAGTATGGACTAAAATATCTTCAACGTGGAGCGCTATAAGAACAGCACAAACAAAGAAAGAGGCTATTGCTACCGCATGGGGTACTGGTAAAAAGCTTGTAGATATAGTTGCTACAAAAGCTTTGACAGTAGCTACAAAAGCTTCAATAGTCGGTACAAAAGCCCTTACAGCCGCTAAATGGTTGCTTAACGCCTCACTTAGTGCAGGTAAGATGGTTGCTTTTACTACTATATTAGCATCAGTATTTACGCTTTCAACTTCTGCCGCTATTGGCATTAAAGCAATGACTTCCGCTCAATGGTTATTCAATGCGGCCGCATATGCAAATCCTTATGTACTTGTAGCTATGGGTATTGCGGCAATTGCCGCTCAAGCAGGATATGCCGCTTATAAGACACAGCACTTAGCAAAAGAAATAAGCGATCTTAATAGTATGTCTAACCAGCAATTAGCTGAAGAAGGCCGAACGTCAGAAGTTGCAAACAGAGTAAGAATGCTTGGAATGTTGAGAGGTATGGGTGTTAGTAATACCTCAGAGGCAACAAGAGAGAGCTCAATTGAAGCAACACAGAACTCTAGTAGAAACGATAAGCAGACTGTAGTAGTTCAAGGTGATATTGTTGTGAGTGCAGGCGGTGGTGCAAAGGTTGATAAAAGTGATATAAGCTTTAATGTCGGTAATAACATGAATTTGGGTTACTAAAATGGATTTAAGAACACAGCAATTAAATAAAGCATCTTTTTCTATCGGCAGTAACTCAATTGAATTTCTCGTTGAGGCTGAATCATCTTCTAATGAAGGCAGAAAAGTTGCCATTATTGATTACCCAAATAGTAATAAAAGAAATGTTCAGGACTTAGGAAAAGCGGTACCTGATCATGAAGTTACAGCTATAGTTCACGGTGATGATTTTCTCGAACAAGAGAAAGAGTTCAGAAGGATTTTAGATATAGGTGGAGAGGGCAAATTAGTATTGCCTCACAGAGGAACTTTAGATGTAGTAGCTTTACCGTACAGTGTAGATTATAGCCATAAGAGAGTAGGTGTTGTAAAATTCAAACTTAAATTTACGCGTAAGAATGCCGATGAAGTCCCTGCACAAGCCGCTGTTTCATTAGAGGATTTATACAACGCAACGTTTGAAGCAAGAATAAAAAATGAAGAAGTTATTACTGATAACTATACAATTCCTGAAGATGAATTCAGTATAATAAAAGCAGGTAATGATTTAAGAGAATCTGTTTTAAATACCGTAAGTAGTGCCTCTTCAGATGTTAATACTTTTAATTCAAAAGTCCAGAACGTTGTAAGGGAGGTACAAAGCGATTTAATTGCAATAGTTCTCGATCCGCAAAAATTAGCTAAAAAATTAATATACGGTAACATTGCTAACGCAAATGGGTTGTTTGCTACAATCTCATCACTGTATAGTGAAACTTCAAATAATGTTAAATTAGTTAATAGCTCTCTTTCCCAAACAGTATTTGGTATCGATTTTTCTGATAATGGGGCTTCAAAAGGTGAAATGGGAGTGGTTTATTGGCCTAATGATACTGAGGAAAGGCAAACAAAAAATACAAATAGAGCTCTAATTGTTGAAACTACACGCATAAATTCTTTATTACTTGGGTTTGAGTCTGCGGCAAGATATAATTATAAAACAACATTAGAGATTGATCAAGCCATCGAAAGTTTAGAAACTGCGTATACATCTGTAATGCTAACTACAGATGAGAATAGTATAGCGGCTCAGGATAATGATTTTAAATTATTAATAGATAATTGTAAATCTATTTGCTATGATGTTCTTAATGATAAAGCTCAACAAGTATTTTCTATTTCTACATACGAATCAAGAAGCGTTCAATCAATAATGAATTTTACGTATAAATTGTACGCTGAAAGACTTAAAGACCCTTCTGATCTAGAGGAGATATCTGAAACAATGGTCTCTATAAACCCATCTCAAAACCCATGTACTTTAAAAGGCGACATAACAGTCTTTGAGGTCACTTAATGCTTAGTGTAATACATAAGGGTAAAGAGTATATTTTATTGCAGGATCTTACTGTAAACACTTCTCTTGATAATTTGTGCGGTAGTTTCGGTTTTAAGACAACATTAAATAAAAAAATACCATTCGGCCAAAGAAGTTTTATTTCTATGAAAGCCGATAATAAAATAGTTTGCTCTGGTTATATTGAAAAATTAAACGGAAATATCACTGATAGCGCTCAGGAAATATCATATAGCGGAAGAGATCTTTTAGGCGATTTAGTAGATAGCTCTGTTTTGGGATCTGCTAGCATGGTTGAAGGCGCAATAACACTGCCTGACTTGTGTAAAAGATATATTGATTCTTTGGGTATAAAAGCTGATGTAATTAATTTAGCAGGTGACATAAAGGCTTTTGATAAAAATGATATCACGGCGGTTGAATTTGGCGCAAAGGCCGGAGAAACATTGCAGGCTTTTGCAAGGAAAAGACAATTATTTCTGACAACATTTGGTGACGGGAATCTAGTTATATTTAAGCCTCCTACTTCGCCATCATATAAAAAGCTAGTAGTTGATAGCTTAATGGAAAGAAGCTTTTCATTTGATGATACGAATAGGTTTTATAAAATTGATATTGGATCAGAGGATAATGCGTCTGCTCAAGATGTTGGCATAGCTGAAACAATTGCAAATTTGGCTAATTCCATATCAGGTGATTCAACAGAGAGTAACCCTGTTTCAAGAATCTCAACTGTAATTGATGAAGATATTAGGAAAACGAGATACCTTCAGGTTCAGGCTGAAGAGTCTATGAATGACGCAGAGCTTCAGAAAAAGGCATTTGAAGAAAGCGATGTGCGTAGAATGAGAGGCTTTAATTATAAAGTAAAAGTCCCTTCTCATGAATATAGAATAGGTAAAATAATACCTATCGAGGATGATCTCGCAGGCGTGTCAGGAAATTTTCTAATTAAAGACTGCTCTTATACTACTGGTAATAGTGGGAATTATAGCCAACTTACTGTCTGCTATCCAGAATCATACCAAGCAGTAGAGGAAAGAATTAGTAGACAACGGTCTAAAATTGGAGACGCTAAAGACGTTGAATTAGTTAAATTAAATGAAATACTTCCTGATCTGAAGTTTGATATAGAGGACTTTAGTCGTGATATTCAAAAGAAGGTATTAAGTTGAGTTTAAATAAATTAAAGAGTTTATTGAGGACTGGGCATATTGAAGAAGTAGACGACAGTAAAGATATCCAAAGATCGTCTAGTAGTTGGCTTCATTCATTTGGTCAGACCATACAGAACATTGTTCCGTATGGAACTTTTGGAAAAGCTCCTTCAAAAACATTTCAGTTATTATTGATGCTTAAAGGTCAAGAGAGTAATGTGGCAGGAATCCCCCTTTCTCGTGCAAATAGAATTAAAAAAGATTGCAAAGATGGTGAGTACGGAATCGGTAATGAAATTGAGAAGTCATATATCTATTTTAAAGATGGTGGAGACGTAGAAACTAAAACTGGTGATATGACAGTTACTCTATCAAAAGATGGGAAAATAAAAATAGAAGGTGCGAGCGGTGAGGTAATTACTATTATTTCAGAGTGGATGGATAATATGATTAATGCAAAAGTAGTTACGGGTATCGGTGTAATGCCATTTGATCCTGCTACAATTGCAAATCTAACAGCCACTAAAGAAAAGTTCGACGAATTTAAGGTGTAATTATGGGAATGACTGGCGAAGGAATGAGGGATGCGGTATTTGACGCTCTATTTATCGCAGGATCTTTTGGTGAAATGTCAGAGAGTGAGCTATCAGATGTTAAAGATAGCATGCTAATAGCAGAGCAAGCTCGGGTTGAGTATATTATTGAAAACATGGAAATTAGCGGTATAGAAATATCAGACCCCTCTGAAACAGTGGAAGTTTATACTGCAGGATCAGGTAGTAATGGTGGAGCGTTGACTGGTCAGGTTCCCATTGTTGGTAGTGTAGTGCAGGCAGGAAAGACAAGGTCTCAAAGCAACGATGGTACGGGGAGGGTTTCTTAATGGCTCAAGATGTTAAATTAGCAAAAAATGACGATGGAATATTTGATATTCCTTTGACTGCAGATGGAAAAGACATTGCTACTGTTGACGGTATAGAAACTGCACTTATGGTTAGCCTGTACACGAATGCAAGAACTTCAGGCTCAAAAGTTCCTGATTCATTTAATCGCCAAGGATGGGCAGGGAATTTATTAACTTTAAAAGATGGTTTTGAACTTGGAAGTGAGTTGTGGACTTTAAAACAAGCAAGGTTAGTACAGAACACACTTAATGCAGGTCAAGATCTTGTCAGAAGATCTTTGCAGTGGATGATTGATGATGGGGTAGCGGATGTTATAAACGTCACCATGACATCTAAAACAGATAGAGCAGGCGAAATAAAGATTTTACTATATAAAGATTTAGATTTGATTGCTAGATATATAACAATATGGACGAGCACTCAGCCAATAGGATAAAACATTATGGATTTCCCAAATATTGAAAGTTTATTTAACGCTTTTGCATCTAAGTTTAAAGATCA